ATGGAAGAGTTTGTCGAAAAAGTCTGGGACGATATGCCGATAATTATCGAAGATTTGCCTGAGCCTATTAAGGTAGACTTGGTTAATTCGCCTCCTCATTATCAAGGCAATAAGTTTGAGGTCATTGAGATTATAGATGACTTTGGCTTGAGCTTTAATACTGGGAATGCGATTAAATATATTTTGAGAGCTGACAAGAAGGGCAACCAAAAACAAGACTTGCAAAAAGCCATATGGTACTTAGAGCATGAGCTTAATAAAATAAATGGATAGACTTATTATTGAAGCTATTTTCGTAGGAATTGCGGAGATAGCTTTTATCGTTTTCATGACTTGCATGATAATCCAAGAGCGCAAGAAAATATGATCCAGAAGACTCGAAGCGAATTGATTGCAGAGCTTTATGAAAGTAAAGAGATAGCTTCGGCACTAAGGAAGATGCAACCAGCTTCGCTAAGAGATGAACTTCGCCAGGAGATGTTTGTAAGCTTATGCTCAATCTCAGACGAGAAGTTTTGGAGTATCTACAATAACAATGGATTAGGGGGTTTGAAATTTTGGCTGGTAAGATGTATGCTGAATATGATATATTCTACTTCAATGAATCAGCCATTTTTCAGAAACTTTCGAGCCAAGTATGAAAGTATCGACGGCTTTGAGAATCTAGCGGAGGCAGAAGATAATTCCAAAGAAGCAAAGGAATTGCTATTTATTCAAGTAGAAGAGAATCGCAAATCTCTTTCGTGGTATGAAGATCGAATGCTAGACACTTACATAGATCTAGGATTTAATCAAACGGAAGTATCTCGTAAGACTAAGATACCATATCAAAGCATAGTAAAAGCAATCACAGTAATAAGAAAGAAGCTCAGAGATGGAAGATAATTTAAAGCCAAATGAAAGAGCGCAATCGCTTATTAACAACGGACTTTATTTCACTGGCACTAAGCCAATGGCAAAGGAATTAGCTTTGTACATTTGCCAAGTAGTGAAAGACCAGCGCTTAAAGATAGATGACAAAATTTATTGGGAATTAGTAACAGAAGAAATATATAACACATGATTATAGTAGCAGCGATTGCCTTTGCAGTATTCGTCAATATGACCAACCTGCACAAAAGTTTTTATTTAAACTTTAAGCCATTTAATTGCGTACCTTGCCTAAGCACTTGGTCAGCAATGGCTATGTTTTTAATGCCAGACAATCTAGTCAGCTTTATTGCTTCTATCTTTGTGGCTGGGGTAGTAGGCGGAATCATTTACAGATTATTATTAAAACTATGAGTCCAGAAGATATAAAGTTCTTGGAAGACAATATCATTAACTTCGAAGCGGTAGCGCTTGGATTTAGTAGACATATTGACTTTCCGATATTAGACGAATATACCAGAATTTACCAGCGTAATTTGGATGCACAATTTGTATTGAATGCATGGTGTGGCGCATGCGTCTACGATATGCTCAAGCGATTGTCTGCGCATTACGAAGGCATTAAATTCATGGAAAGAAGAAACGCAACACAACCAACCGAAACGAATGAGCAACCAATTAAGAATACTAGGAAGCGGAAGTAGAGTCTCTGGAGTTACCTACCACAGAATCGCTTTGCCTTTGTCTACGATGGCTAAGGAATATGCAATTATAACAGATACTCCTACCGAAGAAATGATTAAGGAGAAGGATATTAATATCTTCCTTGTTAATCGTTTTTGCGAGAAGGCTAGTTTAATCCAAGTACTAGAATGGAAGCAGAAGTATGGCTTTAAATTGGTGGTAGATATTGATGATTACTGGGAACTATTTACCCAGCATTTGTCTTATTCTAACTACCGACTAAACGGGATTGCTACGATTATTAAATCCTTTATTAAATACGCTGACTTAGTTACTTGTACTCATACCAGACTATGGGCAGAGATCATAAAGATTAACAAGAATTGTGAAGTAATTCCTAACGCTTTGCCATTTGATAAGGATCAGTTTACAGCGGTTAAGATTCCGCACGATAGAGTAACGATAGCGCATACTGGTAGTATTACTCACTATCCAGATATTAAACAATTGAAAGCTCCAATATTTAATTTATCAAAAGATAAGCGATTTGTAGCAAATACAAGGATGTTACTTTGTGGCTGGAACGATTACAACAAATGGCATTGGGATGAGATGGCTAATATCTATACGGCTAACGAGAGACTAGAATATAAGATACTAGAAAGCTTGCCAGTTGATTTGTATATGAACCATTATGCGGAGGCAGATATGCTGGTAACTCCTTTGCTAGATAACAAGTTTAACAAACTAAAGTCTAACCTAAAAGCGTTAGAAGCTGGAGCTAAGAATATTCCGATTCTTGCAATGAAGCGTGATCCGTATGCGGACATTCCAACTATCTACCATGTAGACAATTGGGAGAAGGATATAAAGCGAATGGCAGAGAGCAAAGATATGCGAGAAGATTACGGCTTGGCAAATGGCCAGTACGTTAGAGAGCATTACGATTTATTTAAGGTCAACGAAGCCCGTTTTGCTACTTACTCTAAACTAATAAGCTAATGGCTATCGCTACCGACAAAGAGTTCTTTGAGCACGAAATGAGCATAGGAGTTAATCCAGAGAATACGGATTACTTTATGTTGATGGATGGTACGGCAAACATAATCAAGAATTACGCTCGTAATATTATAGAGATAGGCGCTGGAATGGGAACGCTAGGCGAATGCTTAATTCACAAAGGATGCGATTACTACGGCATTGAGCCTAACAAATACCATAGGGACTTTGCAAAGACTAGAGGAGTAGAGCTTCACGATCTAGGCAAGTACCCTAATCATGCGCAAATGATTGTGAGCATTGAGGTCTTTGAGCATTTGACAGACGAGCAGATTAACGAATACTTAGAAAGCATTGAAGCGGATTACTTCCTACTATCGTCAACTCCTTACGAGACTACTCCAGAGTTTGACGCTTGGTGGGGGCATATCAACATTAAGCAAGTAGATGACTGGATAGCATTCTTTGCAGAGTACGGATATTCCGTTCACAAGCGTTTACATATTCCGACAGATTGGACAATACTATTTAAGAAATGAGCAGAGGTTTTAAACAGATAGACGAAGACAAGCTTTTAGAGTGGGCAGATACTTATATAGACTACTGCCTAAATCATTCGAAGGAAGTAGCTACTGCTTCTGGAGTCAAGCTAATTAAGGAAAGGCATTTGCCAACGATTAACTATTTCCTAATGATCTGGCTACCAAGACAAGGCTTCGAGTTCTATGAGCGCAGTCATTACTATACGGTACTTTCTAATAGCGAGCATCCGCTAAACAAAACGGCTAAACACATTGACGAAATGTTTAGAGCATTAGCAGCAGACGTAGTAGCAAACGAAGGCAAAGGAATCTTCTACGCTAAGAACTTATTAGGATGGACAGACAGAGCGAAGAACGAGGAGAAACAAGAAGTTATAATCAGCTTTGCAAACGAAGATAACACTACCCAAACCGCACAATAATCAAGCCAAAGTATTAAACTCAAAGGCTAGATTCAAAGTGCTTATGTCTGGTAGACGATGGGGAAAGTCCTTAATCTGCCAAGTTATTACTTGCATCGAAGCGATGAAAGGCGGAAGAGTAGCGTACATTACTCCTACCTACCAGCTTGCTAAGGTTTTCTTTGACGAGTTAGCTAGATTACTTCCTAGCAATGTGGCTACTGCTAACAGATCAGACTTGACCTTTAAGCTAATTAGCGGAGGCACGATTCGATTCTTTACTGGCGAGCGCCTAGATAATCTTCGTGGTTTAAAGTTCCATTATGCAATTATTGATGAGGCATCCTTTATTCCTAATCTAGAGGATGGATGGCAGAACTCAATTCGTCCAACGCTTACCGATTATCAAGGTAAGGCTATCTTTCTTTCAACTCCTAAAGGCAAGAACTTCTTCTATTCGCTTTATCTTAAAGGCTTAGAGCCAAACGAAGAATGGGAGAGCTTTAAATATACAAGCTATGATAATCCACATATCCTAGACGCAGAGATAGATGCAGCGAGAGCGGAACTTCCTACGGTAGTATTTGAGCAGGAGTACATGGCTAATCCAGCTGAGAACTCAGCGAATCCATTCGGAAGCCAAACCATTAATAAATGCGTTTCAGCAATGTCAACAAATCCAGTTAAATGCTACGGAATAGACTTAGCTAAGTATAATGACTGGACGGTTATTATCGGCCTTGACAACGCAGGGAATGTAGCTTATTTTGAACGCTTTCAATCTGACTGGAGTAGCACACAGAATAAGATTAGGAATTTACCGAAAGCTCCAATGATTATAGATGCTACTGGAGTAGGCGATCCTATCGTAGAGCAGTTGCAAAGGGATGGCTTAGATGTAGAAGGCTTTAAATTTACGAGCCAAAGCAAGCAAGAGATAATGCTAGGTTTGCAAGTTGCTATTCACCAGGAACGGATTCACTATCCAGAAGGAATGATTAAGCAAGAGTTAGAAATATTCGAGTACCAGTATTCGGCAAATGGAGTAAAGTACTCCGCTCCTTCTGGTTTCCATGACGATACAGTCTGCGCTTTAGCATTAGCTTGGCGCAAGTTTGACTTCAAATCTGGAAGCGGAAGGTATAATTTTTCATAATGCTATTTATTAACGA